GCACGACCCCCCCCGCCAGATTGAAGAGCCGCAGGCAGCGGAGCAAATTCCAGCCCAGCCGACCGAACCCAAGCAAATCGACCTTAGCAGTTTGTAACACATGGATTGCCGGGTGATTTCAACCGGGAGCCAGGGGAACGCCGTGATAATCGATAATAAAGTATTGATTGATTGCGGCGTTCCGTTTTCCCGGCTTGCATACGATTACAAGAACTTAAAGCTCGTATTGCTAACACATATCCACGGAGACCACTTCAACCCCGCAACGCTTCGCAAGCTCGCCAGAGAGCGGCCTACACTGCGTTTTGCCTGTTGTGTGTGGTTATGTGCAGCGCTCGTGGATGCTGGCGTTAAAGCAAGCCAGATTGACGTGATAAGCACCGAGCGATGGTACATATACAACGGACTGTGCCGGATAAAGGCGCAGGAAACCAAACATGATGTTCAGAATTGTTGCTGGCACATCGAATTGCCGAGTACACCCGTTGAGCGTTTATTCTACGCCACGGATACAAACAATCTGAACGGCATAACAGCCAAAGGTTATAATCTATACCTTGTCGAAGCGAACTACACAGAAGCGGATATTCAGGATCGCATCGCTGAAAAGAAAATAAACGGCGAATATGTGTACGAAAAGCGCGTAATGCGTGAGCACTTGAGCAAGGAAAAAGCCGATGACTGGCTGTGTGCAAACATGGCGGCATATTCGGAATACATCTATATGCACGGCCATCAAGAAAAGGACAACTGAATTATGGACAAAGCCTATATCAAACTATGGCTCGATTACAGATGCTATTTTGAGACGCTCAGTGACGCTGAGGTGGGGCGCTTGGTGCGTGCGATGCTCGACTATGAGATAGACGGAGCAGCGCCAGAGTTCAGCGGGAGTGAGCGTATACTATGGCCTGTGATGAGAAGAAACCTTGATATCGACCATGAATTCCTTGAAAAACAGTCAAAAAACGGTTCCAAAGGCGGCAGACCTGCAAAACCCAAAGAAACCCAACAAAACCCAGATAAACCCAAAGAAACCCAACAAAACCCAACAAAACCAAATATAGAAAATAGAAAGAAGATAATAGAAGATATATCTTTCGTATCTAACGATACTCAAGATATATGCAACGCTGAAAGCGTTGCTACGCGCAAGCGCGCACCTGCATACTCTGCAAAGAAAGCGATTGAGGATTATACACAGGATCCAGAATTGCGGGAGCTGCTGTTTGAATGGCTTGATAATCGCAAGAAGCAGCGTGCGCCGGAAACCAAAGGTGCTATTGGGCAGAATCTTGAAAAGCTGGCCGGAATGGCAGCTCAAAGCAACCTGAGCTTGCAGGACTACATGCGCGAGGTTGTGCGCAAAGGCTGGCAGGCGTTCTATCCGATACATGATGCACAGCAAGCAATGCCGCAGCGTCGGGCAGACGGGAGGGACTTTGATTGGCTGATGGGACAATGACAACCATGCAATACCCGATGCAATCCAGGTATTTGCAGCCGCAGCAAGAGGGCAAACACTACATCATGGGCTATATTGCCGCCCGCTGGCCTAATTTCGGCGCAGGGAAAAAGGCAGAGCAAAAGCGTCAAATGATTGCCGTATGGGAGCGGGATTTGGCGGATATTCCGCTTGCACTGCAAAAATCTGCGCTTGATGCAAAAGCAAGCGCGGGGCAACTGTTCCCGCCCTCTTCCCCGGCGGAACTACGCCGCTGGTGTGAGGAAGTGCAGCCATCTATGACGGCGCTTGACGTTGCTGTGTATCAGACAGCGATTGAATGTGATCTGCTGGACGCTGATTTTTGCAGGCGGCAAATTGAAAAGTCCCCCGGGCAAAAAGCCGCAGGCCGCAACGCATATGCAGGATGGGAGGGATGATATGCGGAAAACAACGATTCCGACCCCTACCGAGGATGCAGAACAGATTGCCTTAATGCAGTGGGCTGAGATGCAATCCGGGAAATATCCACAGCTGAAAATGCTGTTTCACATTCCTAACGGCGGGAAACGCAATCCGCGTGAGGCGGCAAGATTTAAGCAGATGGGCGTGAAACCCGGCGTCCCGGATTTGTATTTGCCAATCAAGCGCGGTGAGTATTACGGGCTATTTGTGGAGCTGAAACGCCAGAAAGGCGGCATTGTAAGCCAATATCAGCGCTATTGGCTGCAAAATCTGCGCGCCGAAGGGTACGCCGCAGAGGTTTGCCGTGGCTGCAACGATGCGCAAGGCGTTATTCTGCACTATCTAACCGGGCAATACCAGGAGCGTGAATTATGAAACAAATAAAAATCCTTATCGCCTGCGAAGAATCCCAGACGGTGTGCAAGGCATTCCGGGAAAGAGGATTTGAAGCATATAGCTGCGATATTCAAGAGCCGTCAGGTGGACACCCGGAATGGCACATCTTGGGCGATGCCCTGAAAGCTATTGAGGGGGGGCAAGTCGTAACAATGGACGGCAAAACGCACGATATTGGAAAATGGGATTTGCTGATTGCGCACCCGCCTTGCACTTACTTGTCGAACGCTGGCGCAAGACACTTATGGAAAGGCCATGAGCTACAGTCCGATAGAGTCATGCTCGGCATTCAAGGCAGGGACTTGTTTATGCGGTTTTGGTGGGCTGACATACCCCTTATATGCGTTGAGAATCCTGTCCCATCAAAAGTGTTCTGCCTTCCGCCGTACACGCAGGCCATTCAGCCGTATCAATTCGGCCATCCTTACACCAAGAAAACCTGCTTGTGGCTCAAAGGACTGCCGCCGCTTGAATCGACAAATGTTGTGGAGCCTGTTGCCACATGGTGTCCGAGCGGGAGCTACAGCCACAAACATGGCGAACAACATAAGGGAATGTTTACTACAGACAGAGCTAAAAACCGTGCAAAAACATTTCCCGGCGTTGCGGATGCTATGGCCGAACAATGGGGAAATTACATCAGGAACGGAGAATAAAAAATGACCGGAACGCTATCCGCCCCATGCGAGCACTGCCCGGAACGCCACACGCTATGTCATAGCACTTGTGGAAAGTATCTGGCGTACCGTGCCAAGATGGATGACATCAGCAAGCAGCACATGCAGGCGCAAGCGTTGAACGAAGCGGATGTGCTCAGGGGAGACAAAATCCGGCGGGATGTGAGGAATCACGGCCTGCCGGGCCACAGAAGGAGATAAACATGAAAGCCAAAATACAGCTCCCGGCCTGCTACAAGAAAGAGGCGGAAGCCTATATTGCAAAACTTGAAGCCGAATCAATCGCAAGGGTGCATGAGGAAGTGATGAAAGAACGGCAGGATATTGCCTTGAGATCACTGTATTTATGCCTACTGGCCTGCTATCAGGTGGGACTGGAGCCGTCCGCGCTGGTTGAAATCCAGAATGCCATGAGCGGCCCCGTTACGGAAAAGTATTCCAGCTACCGCATTGACCAGCTGGCCGACACATGGGCGCAGGTTACGCTGCAAAACATCGGGGTTGATGTGGATGAAACGGGGGAGCAATTATGAGCTTTGAAACGCCTGAAAATATGGATAAATTTAGTAAGGAGTGAGACTATGGACGCAGTTGAATATGTGAAAACCCAATTCAGATTGTGCAGAAGCAAAGACAGTTGTTCTGAATGCCCATTGCAAGACAAAGAAAATTGCTGCTGTATCATGGATACAATCGAATACGTGGAAAAGGCTGTGCAGATTGTCGAGCAATGGGCAAAAGAGCACCCCGTTAAGACCCGCCAGAGTGAGTTTTTGAAGGTATTCCCAAAAGCAACCATTAGTAATCACGTGCTTTCCTTGTGCCCAAAGTTCTACTGCGTGAATTTTCTCGGAACGGATTTTCAAGAGTGCAAAGGGATTAATTGCGACAAATGCCGCTGCGAATATTGGCTTGCAGAGGTGACGGACAATGACTAACATCACAACCATGTGCCCCGGCGAACACTTCATGTTCAAAAGTTTTGAGTGGGTATGCCTTGACCCACACCACCTTGACGGCGGCGTGCTGGCTATTATGGCAAAGGCGTGGGCAAAAGATGTAAAGTTCTCTCCAAGTGATAAATTTGCCGATGAGAAAGGCAACTGGAATAACTACCGCACCAGCAATGTGCGGGGGATTCTATCTGATATGGCGAACGCTGTTTTCGATAGAAAAATTCTGCTGTCACATACCGTTGACCTTGTTGCAGATAACGGCGACCGCGCCTATGGTGCTGTGGAAGACCTAGTTTTTATCCTGACCTGTGACGAGTACCGCAAGTACCGTGACTACATCCCGCACTACGACAGCTGGATTTGGACTGCCACACCGTGGTATTGCGGTGACAAGGATTCCGACACGGGAGAAGCGGGCATCGGTCGCCTTGTGGACGCGGATGGTACGTTGTGCAACAGCGGTACGTGCGAAAGTTATGCTGTCGCCCCGGCTTGTGTTCTCAATCCTAAATTTCTTAATATGCGCCAAAACATGGCGTATGTAGAGGAGGTATCAGAATGAATACAACAATAGGCTGCCCGATTCCGGGCGCAAGCCAGCCGAAAGAACCAGTGCGGCTGATCGATGCAAACAATGTTATGGAAGCGGTATTTGGTGCCGTTGAATTGGACAATTCACAATATCTTGCCATACAGCACGAAATCGAAAAAACTTCCCACCATCGACCCGGAATCCCTTCGGCCTACGGCGCATGAGGTATCAGAATGACACAACTTCAAGAAGCAATTCGCGATAAAATCACGACATACAGCGATGCCTGCGGTAGGTGTACGGACATAATGAAAGATTGCGACATATGCGGCGTTATATGGATGCTTGAAGACCTGAACGAGTTGCAGAAATTGGCAGATGACCCGGACGCGGTACGGCCTACGGCGCACATTATGCGCGGAACTGTGCCTGATACACACGATGATGCATTTTGCAGCAATTGCCGTTCATATCTTGGTGTTCCTGGCGTTGATTACGAAGATTATGATTCGGTTTTAAATCACAGATATAAATATTGCCCATATTGCGGTGCAAGGATGGTGAACGAAGATGAATTACCTGGTAAAAATCATTGATAAAGCATGTATGAGTTACATAATTGACCACCAAGAGGAGAAAAAAGGATTGTATCTATCTTTGGAAAATTGTGAAGGTGGCGCTGTCGTGGTAGCTTGCGACAATAGCACGGGCGATGCATATATCGAAGAATTTGACAGCGTGAAAGCTGCTATCAAGTGGTTGCGGAGGGAAGAATGAACCATACGTTTTTTGACTCAGGAAACAGCAAGTGCATTTCTTTTGGCAGCATGCCGAAGATTTCCGACTTTGGTGATGAGAATGACCTGATTCGGCGCGGTGATGCGCTGAAAGCAATCAGGAAAGCATGTATCAGTGCGCATTTACCGTTCGATTCCGCTACGCCGGAAGGAAAGCGAGTAATGGATGCTCTATATGCGGTATGGAAAGTGAAAAAGAGAGGAAAAGAAGCATGACAGTATTTGACGCAAACTGCATCTACACAATCAAATGCCTTGCTCTGATCTTCGTTGCAGCACCGGGCGTGATGCTTATCGGCGCATTGCTGATCTACCTGTTTGCACTGTGCTGCAAACAGATTTCAGGGTTTTGGAGGGAGCACAAATGAACATTTTCCTTTCGATTCTTGGAACTGCGATTGTCACAATTTTGATCGCGGTCGCCTATTCCATTGGCGTATCTGTTGGCAAAGCTGCGGCGGGGTATGAAGATGATGACCGTGAACCGGTAATTTACATGGATCACACGCACGGAGGTGAGGAACCTTGAAATATGTTGATAGGCCGTGCGCTTTCTGTGGAAAAATGATGAAAGGTGTCGCAGTTTCCAGAATGTATCATCCGGGATGCCTAAATGCCAGCCGCAGAGAACGATACAAAAAGAAAATGCTGGAAAAGCCAAAAGAAAACAAGACTACAAAGGCAACAAAGCCCGCACCTAAAATTAAACAAATCACTGATCCTTGTGAATCATGCAGATGGAAAACGGGCGGGGCTTGTGTATTGCCTCGATGCTTAAAAAGAATTGAACAACGGCGAAGGGAGGAATTAGCAAGTGCAATCCGAGAACGAAAGAAAGCAGAAATGGCTTTGGCGTTATCAGAACAGCCGCAGAGCGGAAGCACGGATAAGAAAACAGATTCTTGATGAAATGGACAGAGCAACGGCAACCACAAAAGCCCTTTCCCCTGTTGTGGTATCCGGGGGCAGCGGGAATAGCAAAATCGAAGAAGCCGTTGCTATTATGCAGGAACGCCAACAAAAGCTATATTCACAGTTGATAGAAACCGAAGTAATTCGCAGCGAGATAGAAAAGGCCATTGGCTCCATTCCAGAAGGCCTGATGCAGGATATCTTACACGAAAGATACATCGTTGGGACGCCTTATTGGTGGATGATCGCAAACAACTTGCACATATCCGAAAAATGGGCACGGGAAAATCACAGAAAGGCTATTGATGCCTTAAAAATCTAAAAGAGTGCCGTTTAGTTCCGTTCCTACATGTTAAAATTGTTATGATGAAAGTTCCAAAAGAACTTCATACTTCCCTTATTTGTCTCTTTCCAAAAAGTATTCGCCGGTTTTCATCACCCACCGGCGAATATCTTGTTGCAATAGCTCAATCGGAAGAGCACCCGGCTCATAACCGGGCGCATGTGGGTTCAAATCCCTCTTGCAGCACCAGAGTACGCTTAGCGGCGCACAACCGGCACTATGTGGGCCGTTATCAGCCACATAGAGCCTGACAGGGCTTACCTTGTCCGCTGCGCCTGTCAGGATGTCAAGCGCTTGGCAGGCGATATATACTGTATAGCCATATTTAAGGGCGCTGCGTTCCAAAGCAACGGCGCGGCGGAGGGTGCAAGGCCACCATACGGGATTATAAATAGAGGGAATCAAAAAACAGCATACCATCACGCGCATAGCACTGGATGCCGCCTGTTACGTTGCAAAGCCTGCTACTTTGCAACGGGTGAGACCGGCACAGCAGAAACCGGTAGGGCGGGAACGCGCTTTCCTCCGGCGCAAAGGGGTTTTTGGGGGAATCAAGCTCATGCAAACGCATGGGCTTTTTGCTTTGCATAAAGGAGGATATTATGCAAGTTGTGATGAAATCGCTCGAAGAAATCCACCCATACGAAAACAACCCAAGAATCAATGACAAGGCAGCAGCGGCAGTCGCAAAAAGCATTGAAGCGTATGGTTTCAAAGTTCCAATTGTGATTGCGGCGGACGGAGAAATTGTATGCGGGCATACGCGATATAAGGCAGCGCAGGAACTGAAACTGAAAGAAGTTCCATGCGTGATTGCGGATGACCTTACGCCGGAGCAAATCAAGGCGTTTCGGCTTGCTGACAATAAGGTTTCAGATATTGCAATCTGGGATAACAAGAAGCTGCTGCAAGAGCTTGATGAACTTGATGCTTTTGACGATGATGCTCTGTTTACTGGCTTTGAATTAGGGGGGATGTTTGACAACACCCTTGATGAAAGCGACAAGGCAGCAGTGGAAAACAACGAGTTTGGCTTAATGTACGAGGCTGTTTTCAAAAGTGACAGCAAAGAAAAGCTGGAACGCCTGCAAAAATATTGGGAGGATATGCAGGATGAAAGAGAAAACGCTGATAGTGGAGATATCGGGGAAGCGTCCGGGAACGAAACAGCAGCGCCCGACGGAGAAAAACAAAACTGAATACCCGCATATCATCATTTCTAACAATTCAGAAGGTTACGACACAGACTGGGAAATCGTAAATGTTCCTGAAGAATATGAGGAATGGTATAAATCCGTTGCAAAAACAAGCGACAATGCGTGGTATGCCCCGATGAACCGCAGCTATGCGATCAAGTACGCCAGAGAACACGGGTACAGATATCTTGTTCAGCTTGACGATAATATCACATTCTTGGAGATTGGGTACACGCGGAAAATCGACGACAAAACAATCAAGCGATACCGTGTACAAAGCAAAGATGAAATGCTTGATGATTTTGTGGATACGCTTGTTACTGTTTTGGAATGTACAAATGCTGCAATGTCAGGTTGTACCCTATGTGGTGTTGCTGCTCCGTCAGATGATTATTTGTCTGAACGGTTTGTATATAGTTGCTTTGCATTGGATGTAAACAGATGCCCGGATCTCTTTCAAGGAGATTTTGAGGACGACGTAGAGTTTCGCTTAAAGCTAAAGCAAATGGGCGTCCCATCTGTTCAGGTTGCACCTTTGCGGTACAGCAAAACGGGACAAGCAAAAAACAAAGACCTTACAGGGTGCCGAAAAGCATATGCCGAAGCTGGCGTAAAACGAGGCGAGCATATGCGCAAACTGTACGGCAATATTTACAGCTGCGGAATGAGAAGCAAAAGCAACTGCATCACATCGCAAGCGGAAGCAGGAGCAGCTTATTTCAAGCATATTCTGAAACCGTTCAAGGTTGGAGTGCTTGTGAAAGACAAAGAAAAGATTGATGCTCAAATGCAATTCATCTTCAGAAAATGGGCGAAAGAGCCTAAATGCTCTTGCAGAATCAAAGAAAAGCGGGTGAAAGGGTGAGAGAATGGCTCGCACAGGTAGACCCAAAAAGAACATAGACCAAAAACAGTTTGAAAGCCTATGCGGATTGCAATGCACCCTTAAAGAAATCTGTGGTTGGTTCGGCATAACGGATAAAACGCTTAATTCATGGTGCAAAAAGACATATAACAAAACTTTTTCCGAGGTATTCAAGGAAAAGCGCAGTACGGGAAAAATATCGCTGCGCAGGCACCAGTGGAGACTTGCGGAGAAGAACGCTAATATGGCAATTTGGCTCGGCAAACAGTATCTAGGCCAGCGTGACGAGCCAGAGCAAACGGTTGACGCGGGGGTGCAAATCATAGATGACTTGTAATTTATCTAAGATTGTCTCCCCATGTTTTGTTGAAGCACACCGGCAAATCAAAGCTGGCAACGTAAAAGAGCTGCTTGCCAAGGGCGGGCGCGGCAGTACCAAATCCAGCTATATCAGCATAGAGCTGATTTTACAACTGCTAAAGCACCCGCAATGCCACGCGGCAGTGTTCCGCAAGGTCGGAAACACACTGCGCACAAGCGTTTATGCACAGATCGTCTGGGCAATCAATGAGCTTGGCTTGCACGACCATTTTCGTTGCACTGTCTCCCCTATGGAATGCACCTATTTGCCAACTGGGCAAAAGGTGCTTTTTTTCGGCGTTGATGATCCTGGCAAAGTAAAGTCAATCAAAGTGCCGTTTGGCTATATCGGCATCTGCTGGTTTGAAGAACTTGACCAGTTTGACGGTGAAGAGCAAATCCGAAACGTGGAGCAGTCCTGCCTGCGCGGCGGTGACTGGTTCATTACATTCAAGAGCTTCAACCCGCCAGCAATGGCGCGGAACTGGGCAAACGGGTACGCTCTGAAAGCGCGGGCGGGAAAGCTGATACATCATTCCACCTACAAGACAACGCCCGCAGAATGGCTCGGAGAGCGGTTCCTGGCCGATGCGGAATATTTGCAGCGCACAAACGAAACGGCATATCGGCATGAGTATTTAGGCGAGGTAGTGGGCAGCGGAACGGCGGTATTCGAGAACCTGAAAATTCAACCAATCACAGACGAGCAGTTGAAAACATTCGACCGTATCAAGCGCGGCGTTGACTGGGGATGGTACCCTGACCCGTGGGCATACAATGCAATGCACTATGACGCAGCGCGGCGCACACTGTACATCTTTGACGAGCTGACAAGGCGTAGAACCAGCAACAGAGACACGGCACAGTTGCTTTTGGATAGAGGGCTGACGCGTGATGACAAAGTATGCGCGGATAGCGCCGAGCCAAAATCCATCGCCGACTATAACAAGTACGGCGTGAAAACATTCCCTGCACGCAAAGGACCGAAATCGGTTCGATATGGCACAAAATGGCTGCAAATGCTGGCGGCAATCGTGATCGACCCGGAACGTTGCCCGGACACTGCAAAGGAATTCAGCGAGTACGAGTACGAGCGAGACGCGAAAACGGGGGAAGTTTTGGAGGGGTATCCAGACATCAACAACCATCACATTGACGCAGTGCGTTATGCGATGGAAAGCACAGCGAACAAGGCGGGAGACACCGCCGAAACCAGATACAAGAGCATTTTCGTGTAAAGGCGGTGATAAGACGTGAAAACATACCAAGATTTTGTGTCGGTTGGCGAGGACGAGAAGGCCCGCATGAGTTTCATCCTGGGCGCAATCAATGAGTATAAGGCCGACCATAGCACACGCCTTGCAGCGAACGCCAACAAGTATTACCACGGAGAAAACCCTACAATCAACAAATACGAGAAAATCATCTACGACATGCAGGGCAAGGCGCACCGTGACATGTACACGGCAAATCACAAGATAGCAAGCAAGTTCTTTGGCTTTGTCGTAGACCAAGAAGTTTCGTATTTGCTGGGCAACGGCGTTTCATTTCAGAAGCCGGAGACAGAAAAGGCGCTGGGTGCGACGTTTGATGAAGATATTATGGACGCTGCCCGTCATGCTTTGATTGACGGGCAGTCTTTCGTGTTTTGGAATCTCGACCATGTGCAGGTGTTCGCAGCAGAGGAATTTGTTCCCCTGTACGACGAGGAAGACGGATCCATGAGAGCCGGAATCCGTTTCTGGCAGGTGGCAGACAATAAGCCACTGCGCACCACGCTGTACGAGCTTGACGGGTACACAGAGTATCAAAAGCCCAAAAGCGATGATATGGCGATTCTCAAGCCGAAACGCGCCTACAAGTTGAAGCTGCGCACCAGCGAGGTGGACGGCACAGAAATTTATGACGGTGAGAATTATCCAGGATTTCCAATTATCCCGCTAAAAAACGGCGAGCAGGCCCACAGCGAGTTACAGGGGCGACAGAATACTATTGACGCGCTCGACCTTGCCAGCAGCAATATGGTAAACAATGTGGATGAGGGAAACCTGATCTACTGGGTTTTGACCAACTGCGGAGGCATGGACGAGCAGGACGATACAAAGTTCATTGAGCGTCTGAAAACGATCCATGTCGCCCATGCTGACGGTGACGAGGGCGCGAAGGCCACGCCACAGAGCATCGAAGCGCCGTTCCAAGGCACGCAGGCGACTATTGATATGCTCACCAAAAAGCTATACGAGGACTTTCAGGCCTTTGATTCTGCGGCTGTCAGCGCTGGCAACCAAACTGCAACGGCTATCAAAGCCAGTTATGTGCCACTCGACCTGAAAACGGACAAGTTTGAAAGTTGCGTGACGCGCTGCATCAAGGGCATTTTGGCGGTTGCCGGGCTTGATGACGAACCGACATACACGCGCAATCAGATTATCAACAAGCAGGAAGAAACGCAGACCGTGATGCTGGGTGCGGAATACTACGATGATGAATACATCACCAAAAAGCTGCTGACCATTCTTGGCGATGCCGACCAGTATGAGGATTTAATGCGCCGAAAGGCGGCAGAAACGTTAGACCGCACGACTGGCGAGGAATGACAAGATGATGAATTTTGAAAACCTCGACAAAGCCAACTTTTTAGGCATTGGCAAATACGATACGCCGATCATCCAGCCGGAACACATTGATGTGCGGCATTTGGAATGGATTCCGTTCAACTTTGCAAAAACCTGTACGGACTGCGCAACAAAAGGCGTTCACTTTTTCGTGGATGATTATCAATTCCAAAGGGTGTGGAATCAGCCGGACAGGTACATTCCGCTGCTGCAAAAATTTGGCGCTGTGTGTGCGCCTGATTTCTCAATGTATACGGATATGCCGCTTGCTATGCAGATATACAATCACTATCGCAAGCACTGGCTGGCGGCATACTGGCAGCAATGCGGGATTCACGTTGTGCCAACCTTATGTTGGAGCAATGAGCAAAGCTACGATTGGTGCTTTGACGGTGAGCCGCAACATTCGATTGTGGCGATTTCCAGCGTAGGAACGCAGCAAAACAAGCAGAATCAAGCGCTGTTTGAAAAAGGCGTTCGGGCGGCATTGGCAAGGCTTGAACCCAGTGAGATTTTGTGGTATGGCAAATGCCCGGAAGAATTTGACTGGAACGTCACGAGGATTCAGCCATATTATGCAAGAGTAAAAAGGAGATGCGAAAATGGGAGGTAGAGGTTCCGGAAGCGGCAGGGAGGCGGGTTTAGCAAGGACGGCGCTTTAACGTTGAACAATCCCAAAACCGTTGAAACAAGATATTTTGAAGCACGCGGTTGGAGTAGTTCCCGCTTTAGCGACGAAGTTCTTGAGGCAGCAACTGACGGAAAAGGTAATCTCACTTTTACTTATGCAAGCGGCGGAACGTTTGAAAAAACGGCAAAAACAAACAGAACAAATTATGTAACTTATAAAATTGCCGCTGGTGCAGTAAACGGAACCACCTTTAACGTTAATTGGGATAAGGTCAACAGCATTTCCGGGCAAACGTACAATTTGAGACAGGCTGCCAAGGAACACGGTTTATCGTGGGACAGTGCAAAAAAAATATGGCGTAGAAAATGAGAAAATTTGATTATGCCCACAAACTGACGGACGAACAGCTCGCCGATCTAGAGCAGCGCATCGCAAAGCTATACAAAGAAGCTGCTGACGAATTGACCGACACGGTGAAAGCCTATTTTGAACAGTTCGAGAAGCGTGATGCAGCCATGAAAAAAAAGCTCGATGCAGGCGAAATCACCGAACAGCAGTACAAGCAATGGCGGCTTGCGCAGATTGGGCGCGGCAAGCGTTTTGAAGCCCTGCGCGATAAAGTGGCAGAAAGATACACCGATGCCAATGCAACGGCTGTGGCATACGTCAACGACGCCACGCCGGGCATCTACACGCTGAACAGAAATTATGCAGCTTACAAAATCGAGCAGGTAAGCGACAGCGCAGACTTTGCGCTATGGGACGAACAGACGGTCAGACGTCTGATCGTGGAACAGCCTGACCTTATGCCGTACTACCCGCCAAAGCGTGCGTTACAGCGCGGCATTGATTTGAAATACGGCAAGCAACAGATTACAGCCAGCGTCACAAGCTCCATTCTGCAAGGCAAAGGCATCGGCAAAATTGCGGATGACCTGCAAAGCCGTATGCAGGACATGAACCGCACGAGCGCCATCAGAACGGCACGAACAGCAGTCACAGGAGCACAGAACGCGGGGCGGCTAGATACTTACCGTGCAGCGCTGGATATGGGCATAAAGCTCAAAAAACGCTGGCTGGCAACGCTGGACAAACGCACACGCCATGCGCACGCAATGCTTGACGGCCAGATAGTAGACGTTGACAAGCCGTTTAAGGTTGACGGTTATGAGCTTATGTATCCGGGCGACAGTTCCGCGCCGGGTTATCTTGTGTATAACTGTCGATGCACCCAAATTGCAGAGGTTGACGGTGAAGACACTAGCAGCGGCGGCAGACGCGCTATTGACCCGGAAACGGGGGAATCTGTGCTTGTAAAAGATATGACCTATGCAGAGTGGGCGGGATGGAAAGAGAAAACATCGCCTACTCCAAGAGCGGCATTTTCCAGCTTTGCGAATATTCAAAACGTTGCCACTGTCAAAACTCTAAAGACGATAAAAGAACGATACGAAGCGGCCCCTGATGCGGTAAAGAAAATATGGGATAAATGTTCGTCTCAATTCAAAGCTCCCGTGATTGATGGTACACCGCTTGGCGGCGCGTATAATCCATCCGACAGAGCAGTCCATTTCGATAAAATAGAAACTGCTTTCGGCTCAAACAGCTATAAAAAAGCGTGTACAACATTTTTTCACGAATATGGGCATAATATAGACCATATACTGGGGGAAAATGGCTTTTATAGCACGGAATACAAAGATGGTATCCTTGGCAAAACGATAAATAGAGAGTGTGAGGAAACATATACAGATTTCTGGCTCAAGGTGAATAATAAAACTGTATATGAAATCATAAAGGATAAGCAAAACGGCGCTGGCGGGATGGGAATATCCGGTTACATGAAAGAAGCAATAAAAGGCAGTGTTCCAAAAGACGAATACAGGAAATTGAGGAGAATCATAAATGATTCTGCTGATTCAGATGAAATTTTAAGACCGCTGTTTGACAAGTATTGCAGTCAAAGCGCAAAACATGATATACTTGATGTAATATCAAAAGATAAAGAAACTGCAAAAAAATTCTGCGATACCGTTGTCAGAAATTATAATGATGTCGAGAGATATTCTGTATCTGATATGTATGAGCGTTTTATGCTTGACAAATTCGGCATTGGACAGCCGTTTGGCTCTGGACATGGAACGTATTACAACAACAATAAAGACTATGGCGTGTGCGTTGAGACCTTTGCTGAAATGGTGGAGGCATCTTGCGGAAACGATGACTCATTAAAAACAATTAAAAAGTTCTTCCCTGAATCGTATGATGTTTTTTTGGAAATGCTTAGAGAGGCCATGCAATGAGTAATTTGATAGATGAGCTTTTGAGTATGCCGCCGGCAGAAAAAAGTGCGGAGGAAATTGAGCTTGAAAAAGCAAGAGATGAGTACGAAAAACATTTTGGAGAAAAATATGGTATTGGATGGGGATTTGAAAACCAACCAACGCATGAAGAAGAAGTAAAAGCAATATATCGTTGCATCAATACAAACACTCGACAAAAAAGAGCCACATACAATCCTAATCTAGTATACTAACGTGAAAATACAGTTTGAAGACCATAGTGACGAGGTATTGGAAGCGCTGGAATCCGCTTGCCAGCGGGCGCTGGAAAAATGCGGGATGGTAGCTGAAGGGTATGCTAAAAAGCTATGCCCAGTGGACACTGGCAACCTGAGAAACAGCATCACCCACACGGTCAGCGACGGCGAAAAAGCTGCGTATATCGGAACAAACAGCGAATACGGCGTATATGTAGAGTGCGGAACTGGCATATATTACCCTGGCGGCAGACAAACACCGTGGACGTATCAAGACAAAAAAGGTGATTGGCATCTGACACACGGGCAACGCGCAAAACCTTACATCAAGCCCGCAGTGGCAGACCATGCCGCGCAGTATAACAGAATCATAGAACAAGAGCTGAAAGGCAAATAAGCCTCTCGGCTCTTTTTATTAGTGGTAATTGCAAATTTTGCAACTGCCACTTTTTTATACCCAAAAAATGTTTCCTTTCAAATTATCCGAAAAGAAACGTTTTTACAAACTTTTTGCAAAAACAGCGAAGCACTGCTGTTTTGAATAAATAAAACTCAAATGGCGAAGAACCGCCACCGAAGAAAAGGAGAGAACCCCCATGGCAAAATTTACACGCGCTGAAATCCGTAAAATCATTGGCGAAAGCTGCACTGACGAAATCGAAAATCAGCTGGTGGCGCTCCATCTTGGAGTAGTTGACCCGCTGAAAGATGATGTCACGCGGTATAAAGCCGATGCAGAAAAGCTGCAGGGCGTTCAGAAGGAGTTGGACGCCCTGAAAGCGCAGGGCGACGGCGGCTACAAGGCTAAATATGAAGCAGAGCACAAGGCTTTCGGGGAATACAAGGCCAACGTAGATGCTGAAAAAACGACGGCTGCCAAAGAAAAGGCACTGTCCGACGTTCTGCTAAAAATCGGCATTTCTGAAAAGCGAGTTTCGTCTGTCGCACGGCTGGCAAAGGGAGATGGCCTGCTGGACAAGCTGGAACTGGACGACAAGGGCGCTATCAAAGACGCATCTGCGCTTGAAAAAAGCCTTAAATCCGATTACAGCGAGTACATCACCACAACCAGCACAAAAGGAGCAAACAGCCCCACTCCCCCCGCCAACAATGGTGGCAAGGCCCTGACGCGGGAGGACATCTACAAGACGGACGACAAAGGCCGCTATGTACTGTCCACCGCAGAGCGTCAGGCTGCGCTTGTAAATCTTATGCAAAACGAATCTGACGATTAACAGAAAGGAGCCAAAATATGGCTGCAAAAACTAACCTGACTACCGCCGCCCAGATTACTGTCAACGCCCGCGAGGTTGACTTTGTCACCCGCTTTGGCAAGAACTGGGACGCGCTGCGCACCATCATGGGCATTATGCGCCCCATCCGCAAGGCCCCCGGCACGAAGCTGGTCTCCTATGAGGCCGCTGTTGACGGCACTCTGGCTGGCGGTACGTCCGTTGCCGAAGGCGATGAAATTCCGCTGACCAAGATGAAGGTAGAGCCCAAAATCTACCGCGACATTGAGATTGCCAAGTATGCTAAAAGCGTATCCGTTGAGGCAGTCGCCAAGTACGGCGCAGATGTTGCCGTTGAAAAGACCGACGAGGCGTTCCTTGTCGCCCTGCAGAACAAGGTTCTGGGCGACTTCTACACCTTCCTGAACACTGGATCTCTGGCTGTAGCTGCTACCACTTGGCAGCAGGGTCTTGCTCTGGCAAAGGGCAACGTGCTGGACAAGTTCGCCAGCATGGACCGTGATGTTACCGAGGTTGTCGGCTTTGCCAACATTCTGGACTTCTACGGCTATCTGGGCGACAAGGAAATCACCACGCAGACCGCCTTCGGCCTGACCTATGTTCAGAATTTCATGGGCTACTCTACCCTGTTCCTGCTGCCCGCAAAGTACATCGCCCGCAACAAGGTCATTGCCGTCCCTGTTGAGAACATCGACCTGTACTACATTGACCCCGCCGACAGCGATTTCGCCAAGCTGGGCTTGAACTATACCGTCCAGGGCGAAACCAACCTGATTGGTGTGCATGTTGACGGCGACTACAGCCGCGCAACTGGCGATATGTACGCTCTTATGGGCATGAAGCTGTGGGCAGAGTACCTGGACGGTATCGCAGTTGCCACCATTACGCCTGCAGAAACCAAGAGCGCAGAAACTGTCAAGGCAGTAAAGTAAAAAAGAGGGAGTGCAATGCTTGAAGAATTGATGAGGGAGTGCCGAAATTGGTTTGTAGTCCCGAACGGCGTACACCTGGGCACGTTTACCATCGAAGACGGCAGCATTGCGCTGCCTTTTCTAGTTGTGGGGCAATATTTCCGCATTATCGGAAGCACGTTCAACGATGGCGTGTATCAGTACGGTACTGGCGGCTTGATCGATGAAACGTTTGACGGTGCCGTGTGGGCGATGGCCGTGCCTGCTGCATTTATTGCTCTGGTTGAGGATGTGGAAGCATGGCGCAGCAAGTATGAGAGCGCTGCAAACAGCCCGTTTCAAAGCGAGAGTTTTGCAGGGTATAGTTACACAAAATCGAGCACAAACGGCAATTCTGGCAGCTCCGTGACGGGCTGGCAGGGTGTGTTTGCGGCACGGCTGAACAAATGGAGAAAGCTATGAGCCTTTTAGATGATTTTTCGCACAGCTGCATCATTATGGACAAGAGGACAAAGCCTGACGGCGAGGGTGGCTATGCTACCGAGTGGAGCGAGGGCGCAGAGTTTGCGAATTACGTTGCATTGGACAGCAGTCTTGAAGCACGGCAGGCCGAAGCGCAGGGTGTGACTAGCGTGTATACAGGCATTGTGCGGAAAGATGTGCCCATCGAGTACGGAAGCGTGTATAAGGACGTGATGACCGGGACATATTTTCGGGTCACGAGCCGCCCAGAAGAAAAGCAAGCCCCGGCAAGCGCTTCCCCAATGCTGAACAGCCTAAAAAGTTTTACGGCTGAACGATTGTGGGGCGGATTGCCGACATGACAAAGGGCACTGCATTACAGCAGTTTTTCGGGCAATTTATGACCGCTTACGCCACAAACGCCGTGCCGGATGATGTGACGCTTCCCTACCTGACCTATGATGCCGTGTTTGACGCATGGGGCGGCGGGGCGGTATCGCTGACGGTCAACATGTGGTTCCATACCACGAGCGAAGCGGTTCCCAATGCAAAGGCGCTTGAGCTTTCGGACGCGCTGGGCATTGGCGGCGTGACGCTGCCGGTGGATGGCGGCCTGATTTGGTTAAAGCGCGGCTCCCCTTTTTGCCAGGCGCTGGCAGATGACACAGACAAAAACCTAAAACGGCGGTACATCAACGTGACCGCCGAATTTTTATGCCTAAATTGAGGTGAAAGCATGAAATTTACTCGTATCCCCGAATCGGCGTTCAAGGAATTGGTTCTGAACGCGGGCTATCTTGCAACTACGTTTAATCCGACTGCCGGTACTGCGCCGGAAGAAAGTGCGCTGCTGGGCGCTACGACCGGCGGCATCAACTTTTCAGCCGTTCCCAGCTTTGCCGACTTCGGCGAGGACATCGACAACTGCCCCAAGAACATGAAAGAGCTGAAGCAGATTGAATCTTGGGATGTCAAGTGCAGTGGCACTTATGTTTCTGCATCCCCTGCCAATGTAAAAAGTATGCTTGGCGCAGCAGAGGAAACAACCACTTCCAAGGTTTCCAAAATCACACCGCGCAACGACCTGAAGAACAGCGACTTCACGGATTTGTGGCTGCTTTGCGACTATTCGGACAAGCACGGCACTACGAATGGCGGTTTCTGCGCCATCCACATGCTGAATACGCTGTCCACCGGTGGTTTCAGCTTGCAGACCGGCGACAAGGCAAAAGGCCAGATGAGCTTTGAATACACGGCGCACTACTCCATTACCTCGCAGGACACTGTGCCGTGCGAGGTCTATATCAAAGCGGGAGAGGATGAGGCCTGATGCGGATTTTTTCGGAACTTAGCACTGATGAAGCGCTGGAAGTTGTTTTGCAAATCGCGCAGCCCATCACAAACCTGATCGAAGATGAAGCGCTTGTGAAAGAAATGCAGGAAACGATGCCGAAGGGAGAAACGACCATCATTGCAATGAAACGTTTCGGCCTTGCGAAAATCGTTAAGATGCTGAACATTGCGTTAAAGCAGCACCGAGAGGATGTATACGCAATCCTTGCACCGTTCAACGGCCTGACGGTGGAAGAAATCGGCAAACAGAATTTTCTTATCACCTGCAAGCAAGCTGCCGACCTGCTGAACGATAAAGGTTTTGTTGATTTTTTCAAATCGTATCTCGGTGGCGGGCAGAACAAGTAATCCCTGTACTGCTGAAAATGCCGAAACTGGGCGCAAAAGCGCTTGTGTCGGCGCTGCCTTACGCGTTAAAAGCTGATTATGAAGAGCAGCTGTACAAGGTGTACATGACTGACAGTGCGTGGAGCCTTGTGGTAGCTGTGACAGGCGCAGAGAACAGGCCAGCGAGATATATTGACATTATCCACCCGCCCAAAGTGGATACAAGAACGCCGGAACAGGTGCAGGCGGATTTCAAAGACTTTGCGGCGCGGCATGGGTTGAAGACAAAAGAACGGCAGGAGGTGAGCGAGTAAGTGGACGTATTTGACCTTTTTGCTAAAATCACGCTGGATTCCAGCGAATACGAGAAAAGCTTGAAAAATGCGAAAAGCAGCGCAAGCGGATTAACGGGACTGTTCGGAAAGGTTGGTTCTGCCGCTTCAACAGTTGGCAAAGGCATCTTTACCGTTGCTACGAACGTTGCGAAAGTATCCGTTGCCGCTACTACAGCAGGCGCGGCGGCGGTCTCGACGCTAACAGGACTTGCAATTAACAGTTATGCAGATTACGAGCAGCTTGTAGGCGGCGTGGAAACGCTGTATAAAACCAGCGCCGATAAAGTTCGGCAGTATGCAGCCGATGCGTACAAAACGGCTGGGCTTTCGGCAAACGAGTACATGAACACCGCAACTACCTTTGCAGCCGCGCTTGTGTCTAGTCTGGGCGGCGATACGGAACAAGCGGCAGAGCTTGCAAACACTGCCATTTCGGATATGTCCGATAATGCGAACAAGATGGGTACGAATATTTCGTCCATCCAAGATGCGTATAACGGTTTTGCCAAGCAAAATTATACTATGCTTGATAACCTGAAGCTCGGCTATGGCGGCACAAAAACCGAGATGGAGCGCCTGATTGATGATGCCAACAAGCTCAACGCTGCCCAGGGAAAAGCTACCAATTACACCATTGACAGCTATGCGGACGTTGTGAGCGCGATTCATGACGTCCAAAACGCAATGGGCATTACTGGTACGACAGCTAAAGAAGCATCCACAACGATTCAAGGGAGTATAAATGCTACAAAATCCGCATGGTCAAATCTTGTAACTGGAATTGCCGACGATAATGCTAATTTTGAGCAGCTTATCAGCAACTTTGTGGATAGCGCAACTACAGCGGCAAGCAACATCATCCCCCGCATAGAAGTCGCCCTGAACGGCGCTGCTAAGCTGATAGAGAGCCTTGTCCCGCCTATCATGGCAGAGTTGCCCAGCTTAATTGAAACTGTCCTGCCGCAACTGGCGCAGTCTGCCGTGAACATTGTGCAGACACTTGTTACGGGAATCAGCGCAAACGCGGCGCAACTTATTGATTCGGCAATTCAGATTATAACTGTGCTGTGCAACGGCATCTATCAGATGCTGCCGACCGTTGCACAATCGGCCTTGGAAATCGTATTAACGATGGTTTCAAAGCTGAATGAAAACTTGCCGCAGATGCTTGACACTGCCGGACAAATGCTGATTGCGTTTGTAAAGGGCGTTTCGGAACACTTGCCGGACGTTATGCTTGCCGCTGCATCTATCGTGGAGACCCTGTTGACCTACTTTGTGCAGCATTTGCCGGACATTGTAACTGGCGCAATGCAGATGGGCGACGCGGTTATTGATGGCATTATTGACGGCATTTCGGCAGCTTGGAACAGCCTTGTCAGCTGGTTCAATGGTTTGTGGGACAGCCTGTTCGGGAACCGCTCTGTTAATGTGGATGTCAAAAGTAGTGGCAGCAACCACAGCCACGCGGGCGGCTTGGACTATGTGCCATATAACGACTATGTTGCAAATCTGCACAGGGGCGAAATGGTGCTGACGGCGCGGGAAGCAAAAAATTACCGTAATGGCGGAAAAACTGGCGGTGATATGGTGTTCCAGATCAGCATTAACGGCATGCAATTTACGAATGTTTCTGACATGGCCCATGCGCTGGCAAATGATATTTCCCACGAATTGGAAGCACAGACACGCAGAAAGGCGGCGCTGTATGGATAAAAAGTTCTGGCTGGACGGCGCTTGCAGCCTGGATGCGGGGATTCGGCTGCAAAATGAGCTGACTTTTGGGCAGGCAACGCCGCGAGTTACGGTTACAAGTATACCGGGCCGCAGCGGTGACCTGCACATATGGGATGGCAGCTACAGCAACGTTACCGGAACGGCAAAATGCTATGCGCTGGATGCAAACGAGGTTGCAGAACTGCTGCCTGGAATTGCAGAGTTTTTGTGCGGGGAAACTATGGGATACCGGAGGCTTGAAACGGAAGAAGAACCGGATATATACCGCATGGCGCGGGTAGAAAATCTCCCTGAGACGGAAATACGGGCAAAAAGACTTGCACCGTTTTCCGTCTCTTTTGATTGCAAACCGCAGAAATACTACAAATCAGGTGAACAATCTGTTACGGTTGCAAATGGCGGCACATTGAAGAATCTTACAGGACGCCCCGCGCTGCCGCTTGTTAAACTGACGTTGACCGGAGACGCGAAATTGCAAATCGGTACAACACAAATTGCGATTACTGGGTATACGGGAAGTATGGTCCTTGATTGCGAACTGCAAGATGCCTATAAGGACGGCGAAAACTTGAACCAATACATTACGGCACCAAGTTTTCCTACACTTGGCGCTGGAACAACACAAATCAGTTGGACAGGCGGAATCAGTAGTTGCGCAATCACGCCAAGGTGGTGGACACTATGATACCAAGATATTACGATGGCACTGCTAACATCAAGGGCAATGGCGTTGGGGCATTGAGGGACTGCATCAGCTGCACAATAACAGAAGAGCGCAATGGCAGCTACGAGCTTGAAATGGTCTATCCTGTCGGCGGGCAGCATTATGATGCGCTGGCGCTGCGGGGGTTGATCAAAGCACAACCAAATCCGTATGCAGAAGAGCAGCTGTTCCGGGTATACCAGATCAGTCGCCCGATCAATGGGCAGATAACGGTTAATGCTGCACATATCAGCTACGATTTGAGCGGCATTCCGGTTGCCCCATATACAGCATCGACAGCGGCACAGGCGCTGGACAGAATTAAAAGCCAGGCAACGGTTGATTGCCCGTATGAATTTTGGACGGACTTGACAACCACTGCTAACTTTGCGGCGAATGTGCCAAGCAGCTTGCGCAGCCTGTTGGGCGGCATAGATGGCAGCATATTGGATGTATACGGCGGAGAATACGAGTGGGACAACTACACCGTAAAGCTCCACAGCAAACGCGGCACAGATAGGGGCGTAAGCATCCGTTACGGCAAAAACCTGACGGATATCACGCAGGAAGAAAATTGCGAAAGCGTCTATACCGGCGTGTACCCTTACTGGACGGACAGCGATGGGAACGTTAAGCAGATAAGCACCTCGCCCATTGTAGATGTGCCTGACAGCCAATACAGTTTTACGCGCATACTGCTGCTTGATATCAGCCGGGAATACACTGAGCAGCCTACAGATGAGCAACTCAAACAGTATGCCTTAAATTACATTAAGGCGAACAAAATCGGCGTACCGAAAGTAAGCCTTAAACTGAGTTATGCGCAGCTTGAGCAAACGGAAGAATACAAAGGCAAGGCGCTCCTTGAACGTGTTGGTCTGTGCGATACCGTACATGTTGTATTTGAGCGGCTTGGAGTTGATGCAACAGCCAAAGTTGTAAAGACCGTCTACAACGTGCTGCTAGACAGATATGACAGCGTTGAACTTGGCACGCCACGGAGCAACCTTGCAAGTACAATAGTTAACGCTGAAAAAAACACAAAAGCCGAAATAGATAAAACAAAATCCATATTGCAGGAAGCAGTAGATCAGGCAACAAAGCTGATAACGGGCAACCTTGGTGGGTATGTGGTGCTGCACAGTTCTGCTGGCAATAATACACCGGACGAACTGTTGGTAATGGATCAACCCGACATAAACACTGCCACCAAGGTGTGGAGATGGAATCTGTCTGGGTGGGGCTATTCGTCAACCGGCTATGCCGGCCCTTACCGCCTTGCAGCCACAATGGACGGTGCAATCAATGCAGACTTTTTGACAACAGGCACCCTTAATGCAGAGATCATCAAAGCCGGAATCCTAAAATCGCAGACAGGTGATGCGTTCTATTTGGATTTGGTTAGCGGTGAATTGAGGATTAACGCCAAAAGCATAGAGATCAACTCCGAAACCATCTATGATGGAAAAACTGTTGACGCAAAAATCAGTGAATCCGCAAAGCAGATCAAAAGCGAAATAACCCAAAGCACCAAAATCACCGGCGGCGGCAATCTGATCCTGGGCAGTGAGAGCTTCAAGAACGCCAAACTGCAAGGCAACGCGGTCAGCGGCAGTTCGGTCACGTACAACGATACCGGCAGCGCGACCGTAACAAACGCAAACTCCAATCGGTATTTCCGTTGGCAGACGGTGAACGAACATGTGTCAGCGGGCGTTACCCTGTGCCTGTCCGTTATGTACAAGCCTGTTTCCGGCACGGATGAGCTGTGCATGGAAATCAATTATAACAATACGTGGGCGGCCATCAAAGCTGCTGACCAGATTGAAATTAAGCAGACAAACGGCTGGGTGCTGCGGTACGGGCTGTGGACACCATCCAGCGACTCTATCGTAAAACAGGTAGATATCGGCAGCGGCCTTAACCACGCAGAAACGGGCAACTACACCAACAAGTTTGAACTGCTTCACCCCATGCTGCAATACGGCAATGCGCCCACCGCGTGGACAGCTAGCTTCGGCGACTATCTGACCCAGGAAAGCGCCAAAAGTCTGTTTTCCCAGACCGCAGAGGAAATCAAGACTGAAGTTACCAAGTCGGTGACTGAAACGGTAACGGCCAACGTGAAGGACACCGCTACCAGCGCCGCCAACGATGCGGTTGACAGCAAATTGCAGGATTACGCCACTACCGCAACGGTGAACAGCCTGAAAGAGGATGTCTCCAGCATCAGCCAAAAGGCGGATAGCATCAGCACCAAAGTCAGCAGTCTGGAAGAAACGACAACAACCATTTCCAACGATTTAGACAGCACCAAGCAGGAATTCAAAACCGTTAAAGAATCAGTATCCGCGATTGACCAGAAAGCTGACAGCATTACCCAGACGGTAACGCAGCGGATCACCGGCGGCAACAATATTATTGCGGGCACGGACAATTGGAACAATGCGACCCTGGATGCAGGCGGCAATGACCTGAACAAAAAAGGGACATACACGATCAGCGGTGAATCCGTCCGAGTGACCAATAGGGCGCAGAACACCCGCTTCCACTTTGGTGCGGACAAAACGCTGGTGATTGCCAAGGGCATGACCTACTGCGCCAGCGTACTGTACAAGCTCAACTCTGGCACGGACAGCCTGTTTTTGCAGTTCGAGACCAAGAGCAGCAGCGGAGCAAAAAGTTATTACGGCAATGCATTCAAAAATGCGAAGCAGGACATTGAGCTGGATAACGGTTGGAAGCTGCGCTGGGCGTCCTTTACGGCGACCGCGGACGGCTATGCAGACGATCTGTTTGTGAGTACCGCGGACGATTACGCCACCGTTACCAACGATCTGACCATCATGCACCCCATGGTGCAGATGGGCAACGCCCCAACTGCCTGGACGGCCAGCACCGGCGACTATCTGACCGCCAACGAAACCAAAACCGAGATCAAACAGACGTTTGACACCATCCGGCTGACGGCTTCCACCAGTGGAACTTCCAGCACCATCAAGCTGACGGCAGGCGGAACAGAGATCACCAGCGCACAGATCAACCTATCCGGCGTGGTGACATTTTCGCATTTGAGCACCTGGAACCAGGACAAGACAATCATCAACGCCGGCAACATTACCACCGGGCAGCTGCATAACCTCAACTACACCACCGTGTACGACCTGGACAACGCCTGGATACGCATGGGCACCGAGGCCGGTGAACGCGTGTACATCGACAACAGGCATATTGCCTGGTATGCCACCATCAACACGGGATCAACCGGATTAACTGGTGTGCTGTACTCGGAAGCAGGCAGCTCCTACATTGGGGCCTGCAGCAAGTACGCGAGGTATGGTTGGGTTGACGGGTTCAGCCCGTCAACATATGTCGGTATGCAGGTTACTTACAACCGATCTGATGATAGCGACACTGATTTTAACACAGCGCGGGTGGGTGTTTCCGGCAAGCTGAATGTCCACAATCTGGACGTTTGGGGCGATAAATCCCGCGTGGTAAATACCAGCTTTGGCGCAGTCAAAATGGCCGCATTTGAAACGCCGTTGCCGACCTTTGCGGACTGGGGTAAGGGCCGGTGCAGCCCGGACGGCTGGTGCCTGATTGCCCTTGACCCACGCTATGCGGAGACCATCGCCCAATACGGGCAGCTGGCCTGGCTGCTGACTGACCTTGACGGCACCGGCCATTTGTGGGCGGAGGATTGCGGCCAGTATGCCATTGTGCACGGTGCGGCAGGCCAGCGCTTCGCGTGGCTCTGCATGGCCGCCCAGCGCGGCTATGAAGGCAGTTACGCCGACCGCAGCGACAGCAGCTACCCTGCCGGTGATCCGGCAGGCATTGAGCTGGCCGCCAGCACCGCCGCAAGAGCGCAGGAGGCCAGCACCGATGCTGCAGCTGACCTGCTCGCTATAGATACAGGCGCGAACGAAACCGCAGACATTCTTTTGGAGGAATTACAATGAAAAAATTATCCGGCGTGGCGGTCGGGACGAGGACCGAAGGTGAGCGAGTGAGCTACACCTACATGGAACTGGACGACAGCGGCAACATCACCAGCCAGAACAACCGGGGGTCTTTTGTGGCCCTTGATGAGGAAGTTCTGGCCGCAATCAGCACACTGAAAACCGCCGTGAACGCGCGGCTGTAAGGAGGAAACCATGACTGATACCAAACGCATCAAAGAGTGTAAACGCAAAATTATTGCAGCGATCAACGACGCGAAAATCCCCTTTGCCGTGACGGAGTTGATTTTGGAGAACGTTTTGAATGTCGTGCGCGAGAACATGGCAGCGGAAGAAGCAGCGGCGGCAAACATCGAAACTCCGAAAACAGAGAAAGAAAAACTGCCGAATTAAGGCAGTGAATGGATGCGGTTAAATCCAGATTGGAGGGCGTGTAATGGCATTACATGAAGTACAGCTGAAAGGATACAGCGTCAGACCCTGCAACTTATCGCTTGGCACTTTTGACAGTTACGGTATCGAGCAGCTGCATGTGACCCTTGACGATACGTGGAGCGGGCTTGCTGTAACGGCAACGTTTAACCCGCCGAAGGGCGAACCCGTTGAAATCCGTGTGCCGGAAAACGGCCTGATTGATGTGCCTGCCGAAATTGCCGCCTACAAAGCCCTCACAGCTTACGCGCCCGACACCGTGGTGCAAGCGAGCGACGGCGCAGGGGTAAAGCTGGAATATCAGCGCGATGTGAACATTGCAATCAAAAAGCTTGAGGATGCCATTGCATCCATGACCGCTACCTAAAGGAGGTACACATATGGCAATCAAAAGCAAAGCACGGCATGACCTGACCCTGCGCTCTATCAAGCGGGAAATCGCCGCCGGACGTGACGTGGCATACTGGTTGGACAAGGCGTACACCCATCTGGACAGTGGCCTGCTGACGGAGGACGACATCACAGAAGTGGAGACTCTGGCACAGGCGTACTACGACGCTCTGGATGCTGAGGACAAGGCGAACGCTGAGGAAATCACGCAGTAAGGAGAATATCATGTCAAGCACTGCATACGCACACGTACGTTTTTTGATGGTGCTTTAGCCGACTAACAAACAGAAAGGACAACAAATCATGAGACTTTCAAACGGTGAATGCCGACTGGAAGACCTACCGACAGGCCCTACGCGGTGGAGTGGCCTGTTCTGTCTGTGGAATAAAAAGGAGAGTGAAACCGATGAATGATAAAATGATTCTGTCGCCCGAAATGGACGAGGAACTGTCGAACGGGAAGGGAGAGGACGAGAATGAGTGATTCTGCACTGGCCGTTTACACAGCCATCAGCCCAAACTGCAACCGGCCCAGGAGCCAGCCCATCAGCAAGATTACCGTACACCACATGGCTGGCAACACAACGCTTGAGGCTTTCGGCGCTCTTGTCGGTAAAACCTCTCGCCAGATGAGCGCAAACTACGCCATCGAAAGCAGCGGTCGCATCGGCTTGTTTTGCCACGAGGCGGACCGCTCTTGGTGTTCGTCCAGTCCGTGGAACGACCACCGGGCCATTACTATCGAAGTCGCTAACGACAGCGGCGCACCGGACTGGCACGTCAGCGACAAGGCGTATGCCGCGCTGCTCGACCTTTGCACCGACATTTGCCGCCGAAACGGCATCAAGGAACTGACCTACACCGGCGACAAGAACGGATCGCTCACGATGCACTGCTTTTACGCCGCCACGGCCTGCCCCGGTCCTTATCTCAAGAGCAAGTTCCCCGCCCTGGCGGCGCAGGTCACAACGCGCCTGAAGGGCGACGTGGCCGACGCTGCACCCGCCAAAACGCAGGAGCAGACGTTCATCGACGTGATGGCCGAGAAGTGCCAAAGCCGCTGCCTGAACGCGCATCTTTTGCCGTCGCTGTGCATTGCGCAAGCTTGCCTTGAAAGCGCCTACGGCACGAGCGATCTTGCAGTACAGGCGAACAACCTGTTCGGCATCAAGGCCAGCAACTGGACTGGAAAGGTCTATAACAAGCAGACCAAAGAGTGGGACGGCAGCAAGTACATCACCATCACGGCTGGCTTCCGCGCCTACGATACGATGGTCGCCTGCGTCGAGGACTACATCAAAAAGCTCACGACGATGCCGCGCTACTCGAACCTTGTCGGCTGTACCGACATCAACAAGGCGTGCGAGTACATCCGCGCCGACGGCTGGGCGACCAGCCCGACCTACACGTCCAGTCTGCTGGCGGTCGTGAAACAATTCAACCTGACACGGTACGATGCCGCCATCAAAGAGGACAAGCCCGCCGCGCCGACGCATCAGGAGGTCTGGCTGGATCACGTCGTCCTGCCGAACGCTGCGGCGATGGAGTTCTACCTCATCGCCAAGAAATACGGCCTGGACAACGACAAGGCGTATCACGCTAAATTTGTGGAGGTGTGATGCCGATGCAGCATGTATTCTCGTTTACACTTGCGGAAGCCTGGGCGTTTTTGATTTACATGGCGGGGGCTGCTGCAGGACTGTATGCCGGGGGCGTGGCTATCAGCAAAGTAATCACCGCAGTAAAAAAGCCAAAGGCCGACCAGGACAAACGCATTACCCAGTTGGAGGGCCGCGTTTCAGCGGTTGAGGGATTCTTGAAAAACGACAAACACAGGCTTGACCGCATGGATGAAGGGCAGCACGTGACCATGCAGGCACTGCTTGCCCTGCTTGACCACAACCTTGATGGAAACAACATTGACCAGATGCAGAAAGCCAAGGAAGCTTTGCAGAAGCATCTGATCGGCTAAAAAAGGGAGAAAGCAAAATGGATATTTCTTTTCTGTCCGAATACATGATTCCCGTGATTGTTGGCATCTGCCTGTGCGTGGGCTGGATTGTCAAGCAGTGGATTAAGGATGTTGACAACCGGTATATTCCTACGATTTGCGCAGTGCTTGGTGTTGCGCTGGCCTGCTGGATGAACTGGCCTGAAATTACCGCTACCGTGATTTTGTCCGGCCTTGCAAGCGGGCTGGCATCTACCGGTCTACATCAGGCGTTCAAGCAGATTCTTGAGGGCTTTGGCAATGGGAAGTAAGTTTGACTTCAGAATGAGCCGCAGCGACTATGATGACCTCTGTTTTGACCTGACTGATGACGAACACGCAGTTGGATTTGCGGCGGCGCGGCTGGCACAATGCAGATATTGCGGCTGCAATGCATTGCAGCGAGCGCACCGTTAAGCGGTACGCCAAATCCGTACACGACAAAATGCACCGATAAACACATAGCAAAAGCCCGGCAGGTTCCAACCCTGCCGGGCTTTTTATTTTTGCTTGTCTTTTTGCGCATTGTACCACGTTAAAAACTCACCAAATAGGCGCTGTTCTGCCTCTTTGCGGGCGGCAATGGCTTTGTCTTTGTCGGTGCCGCAATACAGGTGGTACCGCTCCCCCTTAAAATAGATGTATGCGACATATTTTCCGTCTTTTCTGCACGACACACCGCGTACGCCTGTGGTGTTGTTCCGTTGGGCTTTGCTCGATGATATTCGGCTAACGTTGGTGCCGTCAACCTGCCCTAGCTTATCGGCAATGGGTTTGGTGGTTAGGTTGCGGTTTTTTATGCACCCGCAGCTGATCTGCTTGGAGTGGGCGATGGTACGGCTCGGCAGCTCCACTATTTTACCGCAGTTAAGGCAGCGGCAGCGGAAAACCCGGTTGCCGTCTTGCCTCTTCGCAGTCGGCTCGATAACGTACAAATAGCCAAATGTCTGCCCGGTTAAATCCCTAAACGGCGGCACGTTGCTCACCCCTCAAGGTACGCACGCAGGGCGGTGCGCACAATCTCGCTGCGGTTGGCACCGTCGGCAGCAGCAACCCGTTTAACATTTTGTATATTCCCC